ACGGTTGCAACAGAATGGAACAATGCATTACTAGCAATTGAAAATGCAAATATTGGTTGGGCCGCAATACAACCAGCATTAGATAGAAGTTATGAAAATTTATTTTATACATATAAAGATGATGGATATGTAGACTTAGATATACAACTAAGAAAAGGTTATGATCAAAAAGATAAATCACAAATGGTTCCAGGAGTTTCTACTACATCGAGAACAAGACCATTAATGATATCTGCATTAGAAATGTATATGCGAGAAAAGAGTCCTATTATACATTCAAAAAGATTGATACAAGAATTATTTGTATTTGTATGGTTAAATAGTAAACCTCAAGCACAAATAGGATATAATGACGATTTAGTAATGAGTTTTGCTATTGCGTTATGGTTACGAGATACAAGTTTAAAATTAAGACAACAAGGAATTGAATTAAATAAACGAGCTTTATCTAAATTTCAAAAAACTGATTATAGTATTTATACAAACAAAGATCAGAATCCAAATGACAGTTGGGATTGGAATAATGGTCAAGATAATGAAAATTTAACATGGCTTCTGTAGTTAGTTATATTTATAATAAATAAAAGAAAATATTATGGCATCATTAAGAAAACGATTACAAAGATTATTTAGTACAAACGTAATTGTTAGAAAATATGGTAAAGATAAATTACGTGTTGTAGATACAAATAGATTACAATCTACTGGTAATATAGCACAGAGTAAAATTACAGATCGATATTCTAGATTACATGGTACAAATAAACATGGATATGGATCATATGGATCTGCTTACGGAGGATATGACGCAAATTATTATTCTCAACAAAATAGAAAACAATTATATGTCGATTACGAAATGATGGATAAAGATCCTATTATTTCTTCAGCATTAGATATATATTCTGACGAATCCACATTAGAAGATCAATTTGGTGATATATTAACAATTAAAACAAATAAAACTCATATACAAAAAATATTATATAATTTATTTTATGATGTTTTAAATATTGAATTTAATATGTGGCCCTGGATCCGTAATTTATGCAAATACGGAGATTTCTTTTTAAAATTAGATGTAGCAGATGAAATTGGTATTTTAAATGCAAGACCATTATCAGCATATGAAGCAGAACGATTAGAAGAGTTTAATCCTGAAACTGGAGAATATGAAATAAATTTTCAACATACTATTTCTGAAAATGTTAAATATGATGTCTTTGAAGTCGCACATTTCAGAATGATATCTGATTCTAATTTTTTACCATATGGTAGATCAATGTTAGAAGGAGCTAGACAAGAATTTCAAAAATTAATGATGTTAGAAGATGCAATGTTAATTCATAGAATTATGCGTGCACCAGAAAAAAGAGTATTTAAAATTGATATTGGTAACATTCCTCCTAATGAAGTCGATTCATTTATGGAACAAATTATCAATAAAATGAAAAAAGTTCCTTATGTTGATAAAAATACAGGAAACTACAATTTAAAATTTAATTTAAATAATATGTTAGAAGATTATTATTTACCAGTTAGAGGTGGTAATAGTCAAACACAAATAGATACATTACCAGGAATGACTTTTACTGGTATCGAAGATATTGAATATGTTAAGCACAAAATGATGGCTGCTTTAAAAATTCCTAAACCGTTTTTGGGATATGACGAAGGAGTTGAAGGAAAAACCACATTAGCTTCCATGGATATTAGATTTGCAAGAACTATTGAAAGAATTCAAAAAATAGTAGTTTCTGAATTATCTAAAATTGCAATTGTTCATTTATATGCTCAAGGCTTCGAAGGAGAAGATTTAATTGGTTTTGAATTATCATTGACTCCACCGTCAATTATATATGATCAGCAAAAAGTTGCATTAATGAATGAAAAAATTCAATTAGCAGTTGCAATGAAAGATTCAAAATTAGTTTCTGATAAGTATGTATATGAGTATATATTTAATATGTCTGAAGACGAATGGTTAGAAGAAAGAAATAATGTAGTAGAAGATTTAAAATTAAGATTTAGACAAAATCAAATAGAACAAGAAGGAAATGATCCTACGCTAACAGGTGTATCATATGGTACTCCGCATGATTTAGCTTCAATGCATCAAAGCACAGATGATGTTACAGATACTGATAAAGGAGGACGTCCTCCAGAAGGAATAAAATATGGGCAACATGCAAATGAATTAGGATGGGATCCAACTGGTGCAAAAACATTGAAACAAGCTTCAACATTTCAACCTGAATACAAAAGAAAGTCAAGAAATGTTGCTACTGAAAATGCAGATATTTTAAAAAAATTGAAAAAAAATCGATCAAAAGTATTGTTTGAAACAAAAAAAGAAATTGATGATAACGGATCAATGTTAGATGAAAACAATATTTTATAAACATTACTATATTTATATGAAAGAACTTGTGTATTAACATGAAAAACCTTAAACATTCAAAGTATAAAAATACTGCCATTCTTTTTGAAATGCTAGTTAGGAAACTTACATCAGAAACCCTAACTTCAGATAAAACAGTTACTGTTGAAATAATAAAAAAATATTTCGGAAAAAATACAGCATTATCAAAAGAGCTACAATTATATAATTCATTAATTAAAGAAAGTTTAAAATCAGAAGCACAGGCATTAGATTTTATTAGAACTTGTAAAGATGCTCATAGTAAACTTAATAAAGGTTTATTACGTCGACAACGTTATAATTTAGTAAAAGAAATATCAGAAAATTTTGATTTTCAAAAAGTTTCAAAAATTAGAATTAATAATTATAAAGAGTTAGCATCTATATATAAATTATTTGAATATACTGAAGCTGATAATCCAAAGGATCTATTAGAATGTAAAACATCAATTGTTAGTCATTTATTAGGAGAAACTAAACAATCTTTAAAATTAAGTCCATTATTAGAAAAATATAAAGGATATAAAAAAGATGTTCGTATATTAACATATAAATTATTAGTAGATAAATTTAATTCAAAATATTCTGGATTAGATGAAAATCAAAAAAAAGTATTAAATAAATATATTACTCATGTTAATGATTCAGAATCTGTTAAACAATATTTAGAAGAAATTATTCCAAGTATAAAAAAACAATTAAAAGAACAAGTATCATTAATAACAGATAAAGCAACAAAAATAAAAGTTGATAAATTATCTGAAATGCTTTGTAACGTTGAAACAATTAAAACTATAAAAGAATCACATGTTTTAACTATATTACGATATTATGATTTAATCAAAGAATTAAAAGAGGTCAATTCCAAATGAAATCATTTTTAAAAGAAATAGAATCTAAATTTAAAGAAATTCAAGAACAAGATCAAGACGGAGACAAAGATCAAGATTTTGCAGATGTTCAAATTGCTAGAATGATAGCCTCCGGAATGTCTAAAGAAGATGCAATTGCAAAAGTTAAAGGTAAAAAATACAATGAAGAAGCTAAACCTGACTTTTTAGATTTAGATAATGATAATGATAAAGAAGAGCCAATGAAGCAAGCTGCTAAACAAGCTAAAGCTAATGAAGCTACGATTGAAGTACCTCAAGAAAAATTAGCACAAGTTAAAGCACAAGCAGACGATGATGATACTATAAAAGTCGTCGACGAAGAAATTGATGAACAAAATGTAACGGGAGCTATAGCTGGATATAATACACCAAATGCATTTTCAACAAAAGCACAAGCTAAAAAGAAAAAGAATATGAAATATGAATCAGTACAAGCTGCAATGGATCAAAAATATGCCGCAATGATTGAATCATATTCTAAATTTTCAACTGGGAATCCTAAATCAACTCCATCTCAAACAGTAAATGGTACAATAAAAGAAGTAGCAAAAAAATTACAAGAAATAGAACAACTAGTTAAATATACATCTAGATTAAAAAATGAATCTGGTATTGCTGGATCAACATATGGTAAATCTACTCACAATGCATTAAAGAAAATTTCAGAAAGATTATTAAAAATATCTGAAAGAGTTAGAAGTTTAGGAGAATAATATGAGTAAAAATTTACTACTAGAATATATACCATTTAAACCTATAGGCCCAGTTAATGAGCAAATGGGCAAACAATATGGAATACCTGGAGGATTAGTTGTTCAAGGAGTATTACAAAGAGCTGGCGCTAAAAATCAAAATGGTAGAGTATATCCTAAACATATATTAGATCGCGAAGCTAAAAAATATCAAAAAGAATATATTGATCAAAATAGAGCATTAGGAGAATTAGATCATCCCGAATCTTCAGTAGTTAAT